AGGAATTGCCGTTAATTATGGTAGCTATTTGGTACTCTTGATTGAGCACAGCCGCAGTAATATTGCCGCCTAGAGAAGCAGCTCCAGAGAAAGTTACAAAGTCATTCTGGAGGGCGCCATGAGAAGCATCGGTTACAGTAAGAGTGGCATTGCCGTTTACGGCTGCAAATGTAACATCGCCCGCTGCTGTGGTTGCTCTAATAGGGGTAACGTCAAAGTAAGCCCCACCTCGCTCAATGTAGTATTTGAGGTGAGTACCTACAGAAACAAGATTCTGAAGACTAAGAGTAGCCCAGTTGAATAGCGAACGTGCTACACCTAGGTAAGTATTAGCAGAGAGCTGTTCCCACCCGCCTATTTTCTGGGGTAGGCCACGTCTGAAGCGCACCTTATCAGTCTCGTACCACTGACCTTCGGCGGCATACCGGGTAGTTTCTCTGTTTACTCCCGGTTTGAATTGTAATTTTCTAACTGCCATTTAGACCTCAATCCGCGTACTCACCACTAGCAATCATGTCGGTCAGCTCTAAAGCACGGCCACCAACTTGTTTTGCCCACCTAGAGTCCAAGAACTCTGTAGAGGCTTCTGTGTAGTCTCCCGCTTCCATAGCGGTTAATGCGCGTCGAAAGCCACGTAAACGCGTAGCTCCGAGGTTAAATGCAATGTCAATAATAGCATCTTTTCGTACATCATCAAGACCGTTAAACCACGCGTATTCTGAGGCTAGCTCCTTTATTACACGCTCAACATCGTTCTGTAGTAGGTAATCTATCTCGTCCTCGGACAGCCCCATACCACCTTTCTGGTCGATATTGCGGCCTACTCCTACAGTGACCTTACCTTCAGAGCATTCATAAGCATGAGTTTCCACACCCTCATGGCGCTTTAACATGTCAATTAGCTTTTCCATATTATTTCTTACCGTTTGATCCGCCGTAGAAAAAAGCCGCACAGGTGCCTAAAATGCCTGATAGCTGGCCCAATACTAGCGAGATAATAGTCTCATCGTTCTGATCGTGGGGCAGTATGGTTACGGTCATAACGTACGCACCGTATAAAATTAGTGCCAATATACAGAACACTTTAGGTGTTAGATCGCCAGAGAACTTAGCTCTAGCATCCTTTCTGTCCTCGACTTCTGTCTTAAAGGACTCTAAATCGATCTCCATTTCGCGGATACGATCCTTAAACTCTTTGTCCGCCTCTTTGAGCAATACCGCCTTTTCAGGTTCGCGCTCTATGAGGTCTTCAATTTCGTTGGCCGTGGCATCTGGCATACCCAGTTTTTGCGCTGCCATTTTGACAGCCATGCCCGCCATTGGCCCACCCGCTGCACTGGCTATAGTAGGTGCAAGGGATTTAAGTAGGCCACCTAGTTTCATTCCGCAGCTTCCACAATTGTATCTATGGTGTCACATACATCAGGCACTATAACGCCGGTTGTTGCAGACAGGGCACCACGGCCAACTGCCCGGACACCTTTGTAAAATTGATTACAGTATATTTCTTTGTTTGCCATAACTTGCTCAACAGACGTACAGCTAGACAACGTGAAAACAGTTAAAAAGCTAATCTTTAATAAACATTTCATCCGCCATATCCTCCAGTTCTTTACGGGCTAGTTCTTTGTCTTTATTCATTTGTACTATTTTCTTGGCTTGCGTTTCTTGCTCGTCCAAAAACTCTTTTAGCCTATCCTTGTAGCCGTCCATCATGTGGTCAGCTATTCGGTCTTTCAGGTCACCCCTGTCAGCAACTCTAGTATCTTTGCTGGGGTTTATGTAGTCCGGGCCGGTATTGCTGAAGTACAGCATGGTTTGTGATTTGGAAGGGCCGTAGCAAAGACGGGGAATTCTAGCCACCATATCGCTACCCTGCACACAAGATATTTGGTTATCCAGCGTCATTGGCTTCTTAAAGCCTTTAAAGAACACGTTTGGCTTACCGAAAGTAATCAAGTTTATGTTGTCATGCTTGCCGTTGAGCATAGAGGCAGATAGCTCTGCGAGCGCACCACCAAGGCTATGGCCGCAGATCAACGTGCGTTTCTTAGGGTCTATGTGCTTTTTGACCTCTTTCCAGACTGACCTGTGTGCCATAGCAAAACCACCGTGGCACAGCCTACCCGCATATGGCACGGGGACTACGAGCGCATCTGTTAGCCAATCCCGCCCCTGCTGTGTGCCCCTAAAGGCTATAATATCTATGGACTTACGCTTCGCCACATATACTGTAGTAGATGTCCATTTGCTTTCTATTTTAATGGCATCTTTGTTCTGGTCTTTGTAAGCGTTAATTGCCCAGCTACAGGCCATGTTTAGCAGTACAGGATCGAGTCTCATTTTTCCGCCTTATTCTCTAGTCGTTTCCAAATAGCCCCAAGTGTTTCTTTAATCTCGCGTATGTCTTCACGGTAGTCTTCTTTCGCCACATATTTCTCAGGAATACGATTAAGGTCTTCCCCTATCTTATCAAGCATTGTGTATGCTCGGGTAAAGGCCCATATGACTAAAAACCCTGCTACACCAGCAACACCACTTGCAACAATCTGACCTGTCATTTCCATTATTCTTCCACGTTTAGGGGGTTATCTAGTATCCGTTGGATGCGCTCTTCCAAATCGTCACGCATCTCACGAAGTTCGTTGTCTATGTCTCTCAGACTGTCGTTGACCCGCTCTTCTAGGGCGTATACATCGTCTCTCAGCTCTCTAGTGGCAAGCACCACAGAGTCATCCGTATCTCTTGCAACGCGCTCAACTATGTCAATATCCGCTTGCAAACGATCAATGTTGTTCATTACCTCAACAATATCTTGGTCTAACGCCCGTTCCACGGCTGCTATCAACACTTCCGCAGTATCTAGTTTAGTGCTCAGTACAGCTAACTCTTCGTCATACGAGCTAAAGTCAGGTGATACGTAGGCAGTTACTGCTTCTTCCGCATCTAACAAACGCTGATACAACTCAAAGCCGCCCCACATCGCTGCGCCAATACTACCTAAAAACGGTATAACAAGCAGTAACTTGCCCCCAGAAAGCTTTACCTCGCCAACTTCTATCTCTGCCATTGCAAATCCACCAAATCGTCATAGCCCGAATTACCCGTCACACGCAACACACCCAATGGATTTGCCCGAATATTGTTCGCTGGGTAGGGCTGCGCGGACGAGTAAAACTGTTGTCTGTCCGACAAATTTACGTTGTCGTACTGCGAGAAAGCCGGGTTGTTGGATATAAGAAAAACCGCAAGGCTTTGATCGGTAAATCCACCCGTGTCTTCTAGGTTTTCTAGCTCGTTGTCTAAGCTCTGCTGAACATCCGCCTGAGTCATAGTCTGTATCTGCGTTTCTGCTCGTTGAACAGTGCGCTGCTCGTCTTGACTAGGAGGAGCTACGTCGAAGCGACTAAAGTCAGGCAACTGTGCGGACAGGAACTGACCTACGCTTTGGCCCGTTGCAATAGCGTCATTAAAGTCATTCTCAAATTGCATTTGAGTTGGCGGCGCAAGCTCCGATGTCGTAATCGTATTAGTCTCCTGCTGCTGGGCTTGTTGAGCCACAACTTGAGTGATCTGAGTCTCTGTCTGGTACACATCCGCAATCTGCTCAAACTCTTGCTGATCCTGAAGCACCATCTGTGTTTGTGAATTTACTGCATTGCTTCGATAGGTTGGCTGACCCACCGTGCTGAGTGCTATACCCACAACATCGACAGCAGGGCGTATTACCTCACGCTTTACTACCTTTTCTGCTTCTTTTTCGGGTTCCGGCTCACGAATAATCTCTACGCGCTCTACTCTTTGCACGGGTTCAACCACTGGCTCTTCACGAACTATAGCTCGGGTAGGGCGTGGCTCGGGCCTTGGTTCCCTGACTACTTGAACTGGCTCTTGCACCACTTCCACAGGTCTTTCGGCCCGCTCTGGTTCAGCTCTTACTTCCGGCTCAGGTTGTTGCTGCTGTTGCCGTTGTTGTTCAGGGCGGTCAGGCTCTCTTGGTGAAGGCTCCTCTGCTCTGGGAGCAAGGCCAAACATTTCGCGCTCTTGTTCTGTGTCTTGATAAGGCTGGGGTGGTGGAGGTGGCGGAGGTGCAGTTTGCGGCTGCCCTTGACGACTTTGGTTATCCGTAAAGAAATAATCCTCTACTTCGTCTCCAAAGACATTATCTGTGTACTGATTTGTTACGCTAGACTGAGCCACGGCATCCCAGTATCCGTCACACGTTGAATCATTTGCTGGGTTTGTACAATCCACCAACGTACTTGCGGACATGATTAGACTTGCAACACCGTTGGTTAGATCAAAAGTTGTATCACCGCCGTAGTTTTGCACATCATTTGTAGTAAACCCATTCATCTCCCATTCTTGCGTCCAAGGACTGCCAGACCCATCACCTGTGGGGAAGTTGCCACCATACCAGCCGACAAACGCCTTATGGTGAAAGCTGACATTTACATCCTCGTACTGAAACTTAAACCCGCCCGTCTTATCTACAGTCAAGCCAAACGTATTTTCGTTCGTAGTCGCGTACTCTCTAACCTTATGCCACAAGAAACTGGTAGATTCTGAATCTGTTTTGTAGAAATATCCTGCATCAGCCGCACTGCTTGTATCATCCAGATCAGTCCACATAGGCGCAATCATGTAAGAAAAGTTACTTAGGCCGTAGGTGTTGGGCATATAAGTAGGCATACCCGTGCCGTGAGTATAACCGTCACAACAATAGCCAGTTGGTGGGGCCGTTTGCCTTCCTACTCCTGTAGTTGGGTTGTACATCAGAACAAAGCCGTTGGTCGAAAACCAAGCATGAGTGAACACTTTATCCAGCCAAGGAAACGTGTGTCCCATTTGTATGCTAGTGGCTTTATCATCTACCCCAGAAAGAACCTGCGTCATGCCCGTTGGGTCAAGATCGGCAAAGCACAGTGACGGCAACAGACAGAGTAATGTTAGACGTTTCACCTAACTCTCCTGTCTGGCTCTGGAATCCTGTCAGGGTTGGCCTCCCACAAGGCTTTCGCCTCATCGCCAATCTTGCCCTCGTAAGGACAGGGTGTGCCTGCACTCATCATACTTGACCAAACTCGATAGTCTTGGCACATCAAAGATACAGCAGCCACACGCATGCCCATATCATAAAGCGTCTTACCTAACTTAATGCGCTCACAGTTTTGATCACGGACAGATCGGCCAGTAGACAGTCCTAGTATCTGAGTTTGAACCGCACCTGATATACCTGTGGTACATAAGTCTTGGCTGTAAGAGCTGCCTATTGACGGTGCGATGGCACTGGGTGGTGGAGATTCCACTTTCTGCGTAACTCGCTGAGTTGAATTGCTGACAGAGTTATTAGTGTTGACGTTGCTGTTTTGATTTATTGCGTTTATGTCAGACACAGAATTAGTTGTTTGAAAGCTCGTGCTATCAGAAGTTGATGTGCTTACGCTGGTGTTGGTATTGGTGCTGCTATTAGTGTTTTGATTTACGTTAGTTGAGCTGTTAACAGACGTACTGTTGTTGGTGTTGTTATTGGTGTTGGTGTTTAAATTCGTTATTAATCCGGTGTAGTCGGTCGTGTTGGTGTTGGTGTTCGTATTTACGTTAGTAGACGTACCAGTGTAATTTGTATCACTGGTGTTCGTATTGACGTTGGTGTTTGTATTGGTGTTGGTGTTGGTGTTGGTAGACGTTCCCGTATAGTTAGTCGTGCTAGTGTTTACGTTGTTATTGTTATTGGTGTTTGTAGACGTAGCAGTGGACGTTGCGGTGCTAGTCGCAGTCGTATTTATGTTAGTCGTTGTATCCTGCCCAAAGACAGGGAAAGCCGCGAATAATGCGGCCATCACCAATAGACGTTTCATGACTCATACCTAAAATCTTACTCAGACTCGCGTGGGTCTACCCAACCTTCTACTGCCGTGAACGTGCCGTCAGCCGCGCAGGTGTACTTGCACCCGTACCAATCTTCAGGCTCTGTAACTCCAGTGATAAGAGTGGCATTGCCGCTGTTGAGATCGCCAATGATAAACTCAGCAGGATCACCAACAGTAATTGTGTCGCTTCCCATCGTGACTGACTTGTCATCAGCAAAGAGATATCTAGATGTGTTCGTTGCATTGTCTACAATTGTCTTCATGTTTTAACCTTTCAGTAAAAGTGTTGTGTTAGCGATTGCCTTGCCAGCCGTCACGCTGGAAGACGTTGTGGAAAGTGTGCCATCGTCTTGGACGTAGTAGGTGCTGCCGATTGTGAAGTTCGTGGTTGCGCCTGTTAGCTGTAAGACTCTGCTTGTGCCGTTGGAACTGGCTCCGTTTTGGAAAGATATAACAGTCCTATCCGCAGTCGCATTGTAGGATGGTGATATATACCGAGTTAGCTGGCCTCCACCCGCCCCCGCATTAAATGTAGCAGGGGTCGTAAAAGTTATATTAGTGCCGTCTACAGAGCCAATAGCGTATTTACCATTGTCTGGGTCGTCGTCCTCATCAAGGAAAGCAACTATGAATTTATTTGCCGTGGTATCAAACGTACCTCCGTAAAAACCGCTACCAGACAACGCAGCTACAACTGTCGCGCTTCCAAAGGAGATAGACGTTCCTGAGACTGTACCAACCACCGCCGTAGGAGTTTGGTTGTTTTTGTAAGCTATAATTATTTTATTAGCAGAAGGGTCATACTCAGTTACCGTGTTATAAGTGACCGCCGCATTAAACGAAACCTCACTTCCTGCGGATATACTCGTGCCGCTGACAGTAGCTACCACTGCCTTACCGTGTGTGCTGCTGCCTGTATCTTGATAGGCAATAACAACTTTCTGTGCGGAAGAGTCATACGCCGTTGAGGGAAAAGCACACGCTCCACCCGCAATGTTTGTTAATGCGCTTCCACTGCTAACAGATGTGCCAGAAATAGTCATTACTTGGGCATCTAGCCGATTACTTGAAGTTTCGTTTTGAAATGCAAGGACGTGCTTCGCGGCATTTACATCGTAGACTGTAGCAAAACCTGCAGTATTAGATGATGCGGCGCTTGTTTGGGCACTTGCTGTACCCAGACTGACAGTGGTTCCTGAAACAGTGCCTACTACTGCCCATATGTAATACCCATTGCCACCATTAGAATAAGCTATTAGCACTTTGTTTTGAGCAACGTCATAGGTTATGGACGTAGTAGTAGTGGTACTGCTATTAAAAGCGACAGGTGTTCCGAAAGTTATTGTATTGTCTGAAGCATTAGGAGTGCCTACTACAACATATCCGTAGTTACTATTCCCCACATAACTAATAATTGTTTTGCCACTTGAACTATCGAAACAGCTTGAAACATGCTCAGGGTTTGTTCCGGCTATAAAGTTAGCCGCAGTGCCTAACGATCCGCTATAAGTTAAAGGCAACAACGACCCGTTTGTAATCGCCCCGCCCTCGACAACCACTTCGCCTGATGCAGAGTTGTTGATAGCTTGGTTGGTGATTCCTACGAAGTCGGCGGAGTTTGATGTAGTGTCCCTAAATACAACGCCTGTACCATATTCACTGTTTCCTCTATCCGTGAACACAATAGTATTTACCCCTGCCGTAGAATCATAAGCAACGTTAAAATACGAGGTGTCTCCCCCATTAAAATCGTAAATTGTTCCTATCGTAGCTGTTGTTCCAGAAATAGAAACATAGGCTACCTTGCCCTTCCCAGAATCATTGTCTTGATCGTATAACAAAACACTTTTATTCGCAGTCGCGTCATATACTAAGCGCGTTCCGGTATCAACTGTCGCTGTACTAGTGACGGCAGTTTCCCACGTTATATCCTCAGTTCCAGAGAAAGTACCAACCTGATAGCGTAATTCATTAGAGGAGGAGACAGACTTGTAAGCTAGTAGAACTTTACTTGCGCTTGTATCCCAAGCAACAGAACTAAAATTACCGTTCGTTGCCGCGAATCCTACGCCACCAAAAGATAAGCTCCCCGGACTGCCGGCAGAATACGACGCGCGAGCATATTTAATCTTATTAGAATCGCTTCCATCTTTAAACGATATAATAATATTTTTACCAGTCTGATCCGCAGCATAAGCAAGACCTATACCACCGCCGTTACTACTACCATTTGGTTCGTATTGCCCACCATTTGAAATGGTATTCGTTCCAGTAATTTCAATTAAATTGGCGTTAATTCTGGCACCGCCTTGAGAATACCCAACAATATAGCGGTGGGCATAGGTTGGGTTATCTGAGGGTGAAAAATAAAGCGCATACGTTTCATACAGTTGCCCGCCAGAATGTATTACTGCTTTTGTACCAAAGGAAATAGAACTTCCTGATATAGCGCCAGCTATAACCGTGCCGTAGCTTGAGTTACCCCCATCAGAAAATGCAATCAAAAGTTTACCGTTACCAGATGCTATGGCAATGTCGGTTGCCAATGCTGAGAGCCAAACAGCAGGAGTACCCCACGTTATTACTGTGCCTGAGACAGTACCGACGACATATGTACCGTAATTACTATTGCCCTCATCTCTATAAACAGCTATGACTTGGTTATTTACTGAGTCATAGGCAACGTCACCGAAAGATGTGACGGCTGATTCATACACATACTCAGAACCGACCCCTCCTGCAGTCTCACTTACTGCCTTAACAGTGCCGTCACTCTGCAATGCTACAGTCTGACCCGTAGCTAGATTACCACTGGCCGTGGCCGTTATGACTTTTGCGCCGCCACCTGCTGGCAGTAAATCGCTTAGATTGCTCATGTGCTGTAATCCAGATTGATGCTGTTAGTGGACATCGCTTTGCCAGCGGTCACTGAAGAAGATGTGGTGCTGAGTGTGCCGTCATCTTGGACGTAGTAGGTTGTGTTAGGCACGAGGTTTGGATATGAGCCTGAAACCTGCAACCCTTTTGCCGTTCCGTAGTTACTGTTACCAGTATCTTTGTAAACGACCACAGAAGTATTTTGATTAGAATCAAAAGTAGCAGCCATATAAGCAAGATTATTGCTAATCAGACTTACAGCAGAACCGTAAGAGATGGATGTTCCAGATACGGTTCCGATGCGGTAATAGCCAAGACTACTTGATTTGTAAAAGAAAATTATTTTGTTATCACTGCTATCGAAAGTGGTAGCACCTAAGTTATGCACCTCTTCAATAACAAGTTCCGTTCCAAAAGATATACTTGTTCCCGAAACAGTACCGACCACTGATCCAGTATAGTCGCTATTGTTTGCGTCCCTGTAATTTATAACGACTTTTCCAGCATTCGAGTCAAAAGCAACAGAAAGATTTTGTCCAGACACGCTTCCTATTGCTACCCTAGTTCCAAAAGAAATAGAAGTTCCACTTACTGTACCTACAATGCCGTATGTAGCACCGCCTGCAATACTGTAAGGTATAACTACTTTGTTATTAGTAGAGTCAAAAACAAAACCACCAAAGGCAGCACTCAACGACCCTGTTGAGTCCACCACCACCTCAGTTCCAAACGATATAGAAGTTCCTGAAACCGTACCGACTATTGCTGTGCCATAACTACTGTTGCCATTATCCGAATAGGCTACGACAACCTTATTAGCATTACTGTCAAACCCCGCTTTAATGTATACCGTTGCAGCAGAGGCAAAAACTACCTCTGAACCAAACGATATTGACGTTCCTGAGACTGTCCCAACGATAGCCGTGCCGTATTCCGAGTTCGCTACATCCGAATAGACTATAACTACTTTGTTATTGCTGGAATCAAAGGTAACATCTACATAGCTGGTTGAGGCCGCTGCAAAAACTACAGGAGTCCCCCACGATATACTTGTGCCTGATACCGTACCCACTGCACAAGTACCGTGTTGATTACTATCGTCTTTATAAGCCACCACGATTTTGTTATTACTGCTGTCGAACGCTATGCCCTGATACTCGGTTGCAGTGGACTGGTACACCGCCGCAGAGCCTAGTGATCCTGTATAGGCAAATGGCAACAACTGACTGTTGGTCACCACACCGCCCTTCATCGTGATATTGCCGCTTGCTGCGTTGGATATGGCTGCGTCTGCTATGCCTAAAAAATTTGTTGAGGTAAGGTTTGTCGCAGTGTAAGCGGGGGTAATGGTAATAGCAGTTCCATAATTAGAATTGCCCACATCCTTATAAGCAACCACTATTTGTTCAGCCGCTGCGTTATACGCAGACTGGTTCATGTCTCCACTATCCTCTAGCTTAATATCAGAACCTTTAGCAAACGTGGTTCCACTAACTGTACAGATTATCGCAGTTAATTCGGCATTGTTTTTTCGACCAGAGTAAACAACTTTTTGTGCTGCAGTATGGTATGCCACTGATGCATAATTAGTGCTGCTGTCAGCAGTCATCATGCTGTCTCTTGTTCCGAAGGAGATAGAAGTTCCCGAAACAGTCCCTATTATTCCATACACAGTGGCGCTTTCTCTGTAAGCAACGAATATCTTGTTTTGGCCCACATCGTGAACAGCTCGGTTTACTAGAGTTTTTTCGTTGTTACCATAAATCGTTGGACTGCCAAAAGAGATAGACGTACCAGATACCGTACCTACACTTGCTCTGCCTTTGCCGGAACTACTAGCACCTGTACCATATACAATAATTATTTTGCTATTCGTAGAATCATAAGTAATTCCAAGTTGAAATACAGCCAAGTGACTTGAGGTACTAAATTGAGTTTCTGACCCAAAAGAAATAGAAGTGCCACTTATCGTTCCAACCCTTGAAAAACCGTAGTCGCTTTGCGTTCCGTCTTGATAAGCGACTACAATTTTATCGTTTCCAGAATCATACGCAGAAACAGTATGGTCTAAATTATTTGAACTCCACTGATTCTCTGAACCAAAGCTAACTGTAGTTCCAGATACAGTGCCAACAATAGAACGTCCACCAGATTGATTCCAAGATATGACAAACTTATCTGCCGTAGAACTGTAGACAACAGTAATATCAACAGTAGAGGAACTTTTAAAAACGACAGGAGTTCCATAAGTCAATGTGGTTCCAGATAATGTGGCAACCACTGCTGTTCCGTAGTTGCTGTTGGCATTATCCTTATAAGCGATTAGTAATTTATCGCCAGTAGAATTAGAAGCAATCCCATTCTCTTCAGAAGCGGCCGATTCATAAACAGCAGCAGAACCTACCGCTTCACTTACTGACCTAGCGTCAGAAGCAATTTGGGACACCGTGCCATTATCATTCAAGACAACAGGCTTGCCAGAAGTTATAGTTCCACTCGCAGTAAAACTTAGCTGCTTACTGGCCGCACCCGCTGGTAAAAGATCGCTTAGATTTGTCATGTCAAATCCATCATGTTAATTGTTGTGGCAGTGACAGCCTGTCCTATCTTGACCGCTGGGCTTGTGCTGGTAGTAGACACACTGCCATCGCTTTGGACGTAGTAGTCAGAGCCTATGGTCAGCGAAGATTGCTTGCTGTTGATACTGCCCTTGACGTTGATCTTGCCTGTTGCACTGTTTGAAATAGCAGCATCTGCTAGGCCGATGAAGTCGGATACATTTGTTGATCCAAGCTGTAAAACTATTGAAGTCCCGTAATTGCTATTACCACCATCTTCAAAGCCAATTACTACTTTGTCTGAATTAGTATCATAGGTAGCAGTGCATCTTTCTGACGTTGCTGCTGCAAACACAACAGGCGTTGCGTAAGTAATCGACGTACCACTGACAGTGCCAACAGCATAGGTTCCGTAATTACTATTGCCTTTATCCATATACACCACAACCGCTTTCCCTGCGTCTGGATCAAACGTGATTCCAACTTCTTGTATGCCGCCACTCTCAAATTCCACTTCAGAGCCATAGGATATAGACGTACCGCTAACCGTACCAACGAGTGATTTACCTTTTTCTGAATCAGCGGTATCTTCATATGCGATAACCACTTTGTTATTAGTGGTGTCAAATGCACACACTGAATTGGCAGTGCCAGCGGCATGAAATACAACAGCAGTTCCAAATGAAATAGACGTACCACTCACAGTGCCAACAATAGCGGTTCCGTGACTCGAATTTCCTACATCAGTATATACCACTACTGTTTTATTACTTGATGTGTCAAAGCAAGACGATTGTTGATATAAACTTGATTGAGCAGACTCAAAAACAACTGGAGTTCCAAAGCTAATTGATGTTCCGCTTACCGTGCCTACTGCGGCTGTACCATAGTTATTGGTTGTGTCTTTGTAAAACGTAACTACTTTATTCAAATTGCTGTCAAATGTAGTTGAGCTTTCCCCAAGAGTATTCGTAGTAATGGTAGCCTCAGAACCAAAGCTAATGCTTGTCCCACTGACCGTACCGACCACCGCTTTTGTTTTTTCGCTGTCACCGTTATCACGAAATACAATAACCACTTTATTAGAGTTGCTGTCAAAAGTTCCTGACTGAAAATAAGTAGTTGCAGCGTTAAATGTAACAGCAGTGCCGAAGCTAATACTCGTTCCACTAACCGTGCCTACTATCGCTTTTCCGTGATTTGAATCTGCAGAATCAGTATAGATAATGACTACCTTGTTGTTTGAGGAGTCAAAAATAGGCTGAATATAGTAAGATTGTGCCGTTTCAAAAACGACCTCTGAGCCTGTGCTTTCTGATTGACCAGAAACTTCAGACACCGTGCCATTAGCATTCAGAACCACAGGCTTGCCAGAAGCTACCGTGCCACTGGCCGTGAACTCGACAATGTTCTGCCCACCACCGCTGGGCAGCAGATCAGAAAGATTACTCATTTACACGCTCCAGCCGATTGTGCCGTTGATGTAGGTCATTACGATCTCAGCGAAGTTCTTATCGAACGTCAGATCGGTTGCGCTACTGGCAATGTTTGAACCGTTCCTAGCTACCGTAAAGTTCGTAGTCTCTGCGGCGCCTGTGCCATCCTTAATTACCACCGCGTCCCCCGCACTAGGAGAGGAAGGCAGCGTAATCGTTATACTACCGGCTGTAACCACAACATAGTCTCTGTTACTCGCTGTATAGTTGCCGCTCTTCAGAAGTGGGACTATCGCGCCAGAGCCGCCGTTAGCAAAAGGTAGCACACCGGATACGTTTGCAGTCAGACTACAGTAGGTAGTGGCTGTAGAGCCGGTGCCACCGTTGCCTGTGGGTAGTGTTCCTGTAACTTGTGAGGTTAGGTTTACATTGGCTAACGTACCGCCAAGGGTAAGATTGCCTGAGCTGGTGACCGTGCCGGTAAGTGTTATGCCATTTACTGACCCTGTACCGCCTACACTAGTAACAGTGCCATCACCCACATCAACTTGACCCAAGGCGTCTACTACAGCAGCCCCAGAACCCGCGCCATCCAGATATACAATCTTGGCTGCGCCTGTGGGTATAGTGACGTTAGCGCCAGAGCCTTGTGAGATATTTATGGACTGACTTCCGCTGGTAGCGTTCTCTATCCACATCACCCGAGAAACGGTGTTTGGCCCGATAGTCAAGGTTCTGGTTGTCGTGAGAGATGCGCCAGAAGTGACCTTTAAATACAGCGCACGAGCTGGATCAGTCGCTCCATCAGCCACCGTCGTAGTAGCGTCTGCGTCTGAAGCAAAGGCTGCTTGGGTAGCAAACCCTAGCGATTCTCCGATAAGCTCTAAATTAGTGTTTGTGCTTGTGCCCCAAGTGCCATCTTCGTCACCCGTGGTAATTTCTTTGAGTCTTAAATTGTTTACATAAGTAGCCATTCGTCAGCTCCTAGGCGGCTTTATCTATATCCACCCATCCGGGCGTCTGTGTGTCTGTTACGTTTGTCCAGTTAGGTGTTTGACTGTCGTCTATTGTAGTCCATATAAAAAAGTTTACATCCCCAACTGCACCGGTTCCAGCTACTCCCGTAGGAATAATTGTCTCGTCTACCGAAATCGCTACGGTGCCTATTGCACCCGTCCCTGCTACACCTGTTACTGCTGGAAATACAGTAGCGCCATCTGCACCTATCTGTCCTGTGCCTGATACGCCTGTTGGAGTAACATTTTTATCGTAGGCTGGTGTTGCTGTGCCTATGGCACCTGTGCCGGATACGCCTGTGATTGCAGGCACTACTGCATCTGTTGCAGTACCTATAGCTCCGGTTCCACTGACCCCAGTAACATTAAGAGCTACTTGGGTTGTTACATTCCCTACAGCACCTGTGGCACTTACGCCATCTGGTATAACAATGTCGGCAATAAAAACATTTGCAGTGCCAACCGCGCCGGTACCCTCGACACCTACCGGGATCACCACATCGTCTACAGCAACGATGAAGCCCCCCATTTCTCCTACGCCCTGTACCCCTGTGGGTATTTGGACGCTGCTGTAGTTAGTTACTACAGTACCTACAGCTCCGGTGCCTTCCACTCCTGTGGGAGCTACGTTATCGCCTAATACGATAACTGCGGTGCCTATTGCACCTGTGCCCGCCACGCCTACCGGAATAACACTATCCGATATGGCAAATGTTACTGTCCCTACTGCCCCAGTGGCGGAAACGGAGACATTGACATTCGCACCCCAAGCACCTTCGCCCCAAGCACCATTTCCCCAAGTCGCCCCGAGGTCTAGGATGGTACCTACACCACCCCAGCTATTACTGCCCCAGCCTCGCTCACCAAAGCCGCTTGTTGGCCCTGAATACATGAGGCTGTCCTACTAGGCTATGCGAATAATCGCAGTAGAGGCGCCAGCAGCGGGAAACTGGATTTGGAAATCGCCAGTGCTAACAGTTTGATCGCCACCAAAACTTAATACCGCACAAGCAGAATTAGAGTTGTTAGTGTTATAGATCATCGCGCCACTTGTAGTGAAAGACGCACTTGACCAAGTAGTGTCAGCAAAATCGCAGACAGCAGTAGTGCCACTAGCCACAGGAGTTACGTTGGTCAGAGTGTTGCCACCTGCGCTGTAACCTGTGCCGCTCGTCTCGTCACTGTTGCCCGTAATGTCAGAGTAATTAGTGCTTGCAGCACCATAGGTTCCACTGCCTGAAGCAGTTGCCTTTAATAGTGCAATCTTCAGCGTGTCAGCGCCATTTTGCAGGTCGTGTAAACCCTTAAGCAGCTCAACTTTAAAGCTGGTTGGCATCGCTGTAGTGACGGTAATAGCCATGTTAAATCTCCAATAATTTTACAAGTTCCGAATGCCCAACATCACGGAATCTATTTGCCAAAGTAGTGCGATCAGATCGTATAGCTTGTTTCATGCTTTCCACTAACACACCACGAATTTGATTTTTGAAAGCCTCTGCCTGCTCCTGTATGGCCGGATGGCAGTTGCCTCCTACATAAATAATCTTATCTAATGCCTGTTCAGCCAACTCTTCGGGAGTAAAGCCCCGGTTTGAAACAGCAGATACTGTAACAGTGCCTACTTCAACCAGACCATCTGCACTAATCAAGCGACTTCTCTCCTAACCTGCCCAGAACGGTAAGTGTCCTCGCGGAGCTTGCCGTCACCAAGGTTCTTCAACAGGGCCAATGCTTGCACGTACATTTTTTCGTACAACG